GGATACGCCGCCAAAGAACAGCACGCTGCCCTTTGGTTCCTTCGCACTCGTCAGTCTGGGGGACTGGTTCTTAGCGGTCTGGCCTTTTGGTTCCCTGGTCGGTACTTCGTAATCAGCTGGTTCCCTTTTTGTATCCCGCTGGTCCTTTGCGGTGGGTCGTTAATGACCACAACTCAAATGTAGCACACTGACAGTCTATGTCAACTACTTTTTAATGGGTTGCAAAAATACAACAAAAATAATTTAAAACCGTTGTTTTTACGCAACAAAGAAAAGTTGACTTTGGCGGTTTTTACCCACTTGACCGTGATCGTCGCTTGCGGTTACTATCTGTCGGCCGAGGTGCGCCTGCAATTTGCGTAGTTCGGCATGAAAACTCCCTCCCTTTGGCCACTTCGTGTGGCCTTTCTTTTTGGACCACACGAAATGAAACAAATCACGATCACCATGCAGGACGACGGCATGATCAGCGTCGAGTCCAGCGAAGGCGGTGAACCTTATCAATGCGAAACCATTGACGAGTGCCGCCAGTACGTGGACAAGATGCTTGCCGAAGAGGCAGGCGAGAGTCCCGAAGAGCAAGCCACAGAAGGCCCCGAGAACTACGGCAAGATGTGGAACGAGGAAGCCGGATCACGTAAACCCCAACCTGGCCTGATGGCCTAAACCAAGGAGCTAACCATGCAAGACTATTCCAACCCAGCCAGCCGTAACACCATGCGCGCAGCAGGCAATCCCATGAAAACCGGCGCAGCTATCGGCGGTGGCGGCAACCAGACACAAGGCGCTGGCCAAATCCCTGGCAAGGTCTCTGTACCAATGCCCGGCACCAACACCAACCAAACCGCATACAAGGGCGGCATGGCCAAGGCCCCTGTTGGTTTTAACAACGGCTTGATCAACGGCAAAATCTAATGGCGACGAAACCCGGCTTGTACGCCAACATCCAGGCAAAACGTGCCAGGATTGCCGCTGGCTCGAAAGAGCGCATGCGCAAGCCGGGTGCCAAGGGCGCGCCAACAGCTGACGCCTTTAAGGAGTCTGCGAAGACTGCCAAGAAGGGCATCATCAGCAAGGCCATGCGATGAAGACACCGGCTTGGCAGCGCAAAGAAGGCAAGGCTGAGTCCGGTGGCTTGAACGCCAAGGGCCGCGCCAGTGCCAAGGCTGAGGGCATGAACCTCAAGGCCCCGGTCAAAGCTGGCGACAATCCAAGGCGCGCGTCATTCCTGGCGCGCATGGGCAACATGCCCGGCCCTGAGCGCAAAGACGGCAAGCCCACACGCTTGCTGCTTAGCCTCAATGCCTGGGGCGCATCAAGCAAGGCTGACGCCAAGGCCAAGGCCAAGGCGATCAGCTCACGAAACGAAGGCTCCAAAGGCATTGTGCGAAAGGCGATGAAAAATGGCTAAGCCAAGACCCAGCGCACGCATGGCTGAGCTGGCCGGCGCACCGCCCAAGCTGGCAACGGCTGACGACCTGGTGCGTTCGTCGGCTGCCAAGCCTTCGCGCAAACACGCGGTGAGCCGCAGCAGCAAGAAGCCGATGGGCATCAACCTGAAGATGGTGTCCGAGGCGCTGATCGAAGAGGGCTTGGACCCCACGCTTGAGATGATCAAGATTCTCAAGAAGGAAGTCCCGGTGCTCGATGCCAATGGCAAGCCGCGCGTTGACAAGGCCGGCAAGCCGATCACCAGGCCAGCCCTGGACGACGACACCAAACTGCGCACGCTCAATGAGCTGCTGCAATACACACAACCTAAGCTCAAGAGCGTGGAGATGAAGGTCTCCGGCAATCTTGAGTTGACCAACGAGCAGCTCGACGCACGTCTGGCAATGCTCTTTGCGAAAGCTGCCAAGCGATGAAACTCGACGACCTGGACCTAAACAAGATCGATCTCTCCAAGCTCAGCATGGAAGAGAAGGTCCAGGTGTACGAGCTCATGCGCATCAAGGACATCAGGGCCAAGCGCAATTTGCTCAAGGTCTACAAGCCTTACGCCAAACAGGTGAAGTTCCACAATGCTGGCGCTGAATACCGTGAACGCTTGTTCATGGCCGGCAACCAGCTTGGCAAGACCTGGGCCGGCGCGTTTGAGACCGCGATGCACTTGACTGGCCGATACCCCGATTGGTGGCAAGGCACCCGCTACCCTTACGCGATCCGCGCAATGGTAGGTTCCGAATCTGCCGAACTGACACGCAAAGGCGTGCAGCGTTTGCTGCTTGGTCCGCCTGAAGTGCGCGACGAGTGGGGCACGGGAGCAATCCCGCATGAGTGCATCCGCGACACCAGCATGAAGCAAGGTGTGCCCGATGCGGTGTCCAGCATTGTGGTTCGCCACGAATGCGGCGAAGACAGCGTGATCCAGTTCAACTCATACGACCAGGGCCGCACCAAGTGGCAGGCCGACACGGTCAACTGGGTTTGGTTCGACGAGGAACCGCCACTTGGCGTTTACTCTGAAGGCTTGACCCGCACGCAAGCGGTGGGCGGCCAGGTCTGTGTGACCTTCACGCCATTGCTGGGCATGTCCGAAGTGGTCAAGCGATACCTCATCGAGAAGCCCGCTGGCACGACCGTCACCAACATGACGATCCACGACGCCGAGCACTACACGCCTGAGCAGCGCGAGGCGATCATCGCCGCATACCCTGAGCATGAGCGCGAAGCCCGTGCAAAGGGCATTCCAATTCTTGGCTCCGGCCGCGTGTTCCCGATTGTCGAGGACGCGATCAAGGTCCGCAGCTTTCCGATCCCGCCGCACTGGCCGCGATTGGTTGGCCTGGACTTTGGCTGGGGTCACCCGACAGCCGTCGTCTGGATGGCGTGGGACCGAGACAGCGATGTGCTTTACGTCACAGATTGCTACCGAATGAAAGAGGCCAGCGTGGCCATTCACGCCGCGTCAATCCGCGCACGCGGCGAGTGGGTGCCAGTGTCCTGGCCACACGACGGCTTGCAGCACGATAAAGGGTCCGGCGAGCAGCTGGCCAAACAGTACAAAGACATGGGCGTCAACATGCTGCCTGAGCGCGCGACGTTCGAGGATGGCAGCAACGGCCTCGAAGCCGGCGTGGCTGAGATGCTTACCCGCATGCAGACCATGCGCTTGAAAGTGTTCTCCCACTTGGAAGAGTGGTTTGAGGAGTTCCGCCTGTTTCACCGCAAGGATGGCATCATCGTCAAATTGAACGACGACTTGTTGTCAGCCACGCGTTACGCCATGATGATGCGCCGCAAAGCCAAGACGCAGGAGGAGGCCGAGTCCCGCCTTCGCGTTACCCGTGGCATGCCGAACGTGCCATCATTCGACGTATTTGACCCGGTCACCGGGTACTAAATCTATTTGAGGAAACCGCATGCAACAAGAACCACAGATCGACGTTGAAGTCGAAGTAATCGACGAAGAGACTCAGCGCAAAGAACGCGAGAAGCGCGAAGAGCAGCTGCAAGCCTTCGGCACCAGCATGTCGCATCAGCGTGATGAGTGGATTCGTTCGCGGTATTCCTACGGCGTCGACAAGCGATGGCTTGAGGATGAGGATCAGTACAACGCCAAAGACAACATTGCCAAGCAGGCAAGCCAGATGATGACCTCGGTGGAGCAGGGCTACCCGGTCACCACCCAGATGGCCAAGCCTCACCGCTCCACGGTTTACATTGGCTTGACCCGTCAAAAGACCAATGCAGCCGAAGCCCGCCTGGCCGACATCTTGTTGCCCACGGACGACCGCAACTGGGGCATTCAGCCCACACCGGTGCCCACCATGATGGCCATGGGCCGCGATGAGCGCATGGCTGGCGACAAAGACACTGGCCAGCCGATGGTGGACCCTGACACAATGCAGCCGCTGCGCATGAAAGACATCGCCCGTGCAGCCATGAAGCTGGCCCGCGAAAAAGCCAAGGCCATGCAGACTGAGATCGATGACCAGCTCACCGAGTGCGACTACAACGGCGAGATGCGCAAAGTGATTCACAACGCGGCCCGCCTGGGCACCGGCGTGATCAAGGGCCCGATCGTGATGAGCCGCACGCGCAAAGCCTGGCAGCCATTCAAGGACATGGAAGGCAACGTCATCCACCAGCTGGAGATCGTGCAAGAGATGTCGCCTGCGTCGTACAGCATTGACCCTCGCAACGTCTGGCCCGATCCAGGTTGCGGCGACAACATCCACCACGGCAAAGGCATGTACGAACGCGAGCAGCTGACCGTGCGCCAGGTCCGCGAATTGTCCAAGCAGCCCGGCTACATGAAGGACCAGCTGCGCAAGGTCTTGGAAGAGGGGCCAAAGAAGTCGGCCACCTTCCAGGAATTGAAGGACGACGACCAGCGCGACATTGCCCGCGACGTTTACGAGAAGTGGGAATACTGGGGCGAGGTCGACTATGACGACCTGAAGACCGCTGGCCTGAAGATGGAAAGCGAAAAGGACGAGCTCAAGTCGATCAGCGCCTGCGTGGTGATGATCAACAACACCGTCGTCAAGGTGTACATCAACCCGTTGGAAGACGGCTCATTGCCTTACGACTTCTTTGTCTGGGAGAAGGTTGCAGACAGCGTGTGGGGCTACGGCATCCCGTACCTGATGCGTGCCCAGCAGAAGGTGCTGAACGCTGCATGGCGTCAGATGATGGACAACGCCGGCGTCAGCTCCGGCCCTCAGATCATCATCAAGGCTGGCGCAATCCAGCCCGCCGACAAGCAATGGCAGCTCTCAGCCCGAAAGATTTGGTTTGCCACCGACGACGTGGACGACGTGCGCAAAGCCTTCACCGCCGTGGAATTCAACAGCTACCAGGCCGAGCTGGCCGCCATCATCAAGATGGCCATGGAGCTGGCCGATCAAGAGACCGGCGTGCCGGCCATCACCCAAGGTGAGAAGGGTGCAGCGCCAGATACTGTCGGTGGCATGCAGATGTTGATGAACAGCGCCAACGTGGTGCTGCGCCGCTTGGTCAAACAGTTTGACGACTCGATCACCCGCCCGCACATCCGCCGCTACTACGACTTCAACATGATGTACAACGAGGACGAAGAGGTCAAAGGCGACTTCACCATCGACGCCCGTGGCTCATCGGCCTTGCTGGTGCGCGACATCCAGAACCAGGCTTTCCTGAACCTGCTGGCCGCTGGCGCAAACCCCGTGTATGGCGTCTACCTCGACACGCAGAAGCTGTTTGAGAAAGCCTTGCAGGCCCAGCACATCGACCCGGCCGAGGTTCTCAAGTCCGAGGACGAGCTGGAAAAGCTCAAGGAAGCAGCGGCCCAGCCCCAGCAAGCCGAGCAAGACCCGGCCCTGGCCGTTGCCCAGCTGCGCGGCGAGATCGAAATGCAAAAGGCCCAGGTCCAGAACCAGGGCGACATGGCTGAGCTGCAACTGCGCCAGCAGATCGCACAGCAAGAGCATGAGCTGCGCATGACCGAGCTGGCCATGACCCGTGAGATCGAGATGCTGAAGATGTCCAACCAACAAAACATCAGCCTCGAAACCATCAAGGCCAAGCTGGCTGAGACGGCAATCAA